GCCGAACGCGAACGTGCGCAGAAGATGCCCGGCGGTGATGATGCCAATGGGTTTGCATTGAACCTGCTGATCATGAAGGCAGCCGATGAAGCTGGCCAGCGGTTATTTGCATCGGGTGATGCGGCTGAGTTGAAGAATGAAGTAGCTGATGCTGATCTTCAGCAATTGATGCTTGCGATTATCACCAACCCTGAAGAGGTAGAGGTGGATATGAAAAGCACTAAAACGGGAGTTAAGCAAAGATAATTTGCTGCTGTTGCAACTTGGTATCGCAAAAGAGCTTGGCTACTCGTTAGTCCGGCTCAATCAAGAAGTGACCATGGAAGAATTACTGCTATGGTCAGCATATTTTGATCTGCAAAACGAAGAGCAGGAGCGTAGAATGAAACGAAGACGGTAGGTCGGCTGTGTCGGTTGTCGCTAATGTCGCCATCAATGTTGACAGCCGCAACGCTGCCAGCAAGCTGCGGCAAGTGCAGCAAGGTGCGCAGGCAACGCAGCGGGCTACTAACGACTTAACCACTGCACTTACTAAACAGTCAGGTGCATTCAGCAAGTTGCAATCAGGCGCTGCTGGAGCTGTTAAAGCACTTGGCGGATTACGAGGAGCACTAGCAAGCATTGGCGCAGGAGCATTAGTTGCTGGCATGGTGCGTGGCGCTGCAGCAGCAGAGCAGTTGCAATTGCGGTTGAAGTTGCTGTCTAGAGAATATGGTGAAACTGAACGCGTTCAGCAATTTGTTGCGCAATCTGCAAAAACATTTGGTCAATCACAAGTAGAAGCAGCCGCTGGCGTTGCTGATGTATATGCAAGATTGCGGCCATTAGGCACAAGCCTTGCGCAAATAGAAACCGTCTACAAAGGTTTCAATGCTGTTGCTTTAGCTAGCGGTACATCCGCCGAAGCAGCCAGTGGAGCATTCTTGCAACTTAGCCAAGCATTAGGTAGCGGCAGGCTGCAAGGCGATGAATTTCGTAGCGTAGCTGAACAGGTCCCTGGCATCCTGAAGCTAGTCGCCAATGAGATGGGTGTCACTGTTGGCCAGCTAAAGCAACTAGGCAGCGAAGGTAAGATTACGTCAGATGTACTTATTAACGCACTAGCGAAAGGGTTTGAAGAAAACAAAGGCAAGATTTCTGAACTACTTGCATTATCACCAGCCCAACGCTTTAAGGAGTTCAAAGACTCAACGCAAGCATTAAGTAACGCAATCGGCAGTGAGTTGCTGCCTGCAATTGTGCCGGTAGTAAAAGTTGCAACTGAGCTGTTAAAGATATTTGGTCAGCTACCAGGACCAATGAGAACCATCATTGCAGCAGCAGTTGGCCTTACCGCTGCATTTGTTGCATTGGCACCAGCTATCAGCGCGGCTATCAGCCTGCTAGGTGGATTATCTATTGCCACATTGGCAGCGGCTGGCCCGTGGGTTGCATTAGCAGCAGGTATTGGCGTTGCTATATCTGCATTGGCTAGCTACAGAAGTGAAGCGGAGAAAGTAGGCGGCGCAGCTAGAGGTGGTGGTGCAACTCAAGTTGCTGCTGCTACCAAATTATTAGCGCAAAAGGACAAGCAAATTGCCGCGTTACAAGGCCAGCGGCAGACAGCAACCGGCCGGCAACGCGGCAGCATTGATCGCAACTTGGCTGTGCTGCGCCGCGAGCGTGCTCAACTGCAGTCGGATGTGAAGGCTGGCACTGCAGCCACGCCAGCACCAGTCGCCAATGCCATGGGCACACCTGTAGGCTCCACCGTAGGCACCGGCAGCAGCTCCAATAAAGCAGCTAGCGATGCTAAGCGAGCGGCAGACGAAGCTGCACGTGCCGCAGAAGAAATACGGCAACAGCTAAAAGCCGCAGACGATCTAAACTTCACGCTAAAGAACCGCCTAGCTATTGCGCAAACGACTGAGCCGGTCGCTAGACGCATGCTTGAATATGACATCAGGCAAAATGAAATTGCCAAGGAATATGACGAACTGAAGAAAGCATCCAAAAGCGCAGATGAACTAATACTGATAAATGCAAATCAGGTAATCGAACAACGCATTGCGCAGGTTGAATATGAACAGCAGATAAATGATTTACTAGCAGAGCGTGCGCTATTGATGGCTGATATTATGCGTCAAGCCAGTATGCCAACTGTCTATAACGAACTTGAAACACAAGAAGCGGCATTGCAAGCGGTTCTAGATAAGTATCCAGCTATCGGGGCCGCTGCAGATGCAGCCGCAACATTGGCCACGTCTGGAATATCTGAAATGATTGCAGGTACTAAATCCGCTGAGCAGGTATTTATTGAATTTCTAAACGCTATTGCTGATGCGTTGATCAATACCGCTAAACAAATGATTGCGCAGTATATCGCCATTGGCATTGCTAGGATGTTTGCTGGTATGGGCGGCGGTGGCGGTGGCAATTTTGCTCCATCTGGACCGCTGGCGGCTGTTGGCAGCATCAACCCAATGCCGACATCATTCACACCATTTGCCGAAGGCGGCTTCGTCACCGGCCCCACCAACGCCATGATTGGTGAAGGCGGCGAATCGGAATATGTCATCCCCGCCAGCAAGATGCAATCAGCTATGTCGCGCTACAGCCGTGGCGCACGGGGTGAAAGCGTCATTGCCGGCAATGGTGGCGGCACTGAAGACGGCACTGCTACAGCCGCTGCTGGGCCTGTGGTGGTGGATGTCCGCTATAGCGTCGAACGCATCAATGACGTGGAATACGTTACTGCCGCACAATTCCAGACCGGACTGCGTCAAGCGGCGCAGCAAGGTGCACAACAAGGCGAACAGCGCACACTTCGCAAGCTTCAAATGTCATCTAGTACGCGACGGAGGGTGGGAGTTTAATGGAACTTGCAATAGGTAATTTTCTTACATTCACGGCAACTACAATAGTTCGCCAACGATTTCAAAACTTTTTTATCGGCCAAACAACTTCCTATCAAGGCAACAGTTATTTATTCGCACCATTTGGTTTTTCAGGCGTCACTATTAACCGCACTGGCGATGGCATTGATGCGTCAGTTGGATTCCCCAACAACGACATTACTCGCGCATGGGCGGTAGAAGCCATTGAATCTAGATGGATTGCGCATGTGCAAGTGGTATTGCTCAACCCTGATGACAATACAGATTTCACCTTAATGCATCAGTATTATGGCCAAATATCTGGTGGCAAATGGGACGAAGGGATGCTTGGTTTGATGCTGAGTAATGTTCTTGACGCAGTTGGTTTTGATGTGCCGGTGCGTCGCCTAAGCCAAAAGCTAATTGGCGCAATCCCTGTAACTAATGGTGTTACATTGCAGTGATTTAATTGGCAAGCCATATCGGCTTGGTGCTGATGGCAGCAGCGCTGATGGCGCAGTGGATTGCATCCACATGGTTTATATAGCCTTGCGCGACATGGCTATCCCCACGCCAACGTTTAATGTGCAATGGTACAACGCATCAAAACGTCAAATAGCGCGGGATCTACTGACCTGGGGGCGCCGGATACGGGATGCGGGCTATGATGGGGATACTCTCCTGTTACAACAGGATCGACCGGTCTTTGCAGTTGTATGGAGTCAAGGCGCGTTGTACATCAACCCGACAATAGAACGGGTGGCATGGTGTCGTATCGAGGCCTTGCCGACTTATCACGCCTTCCGCTGCTGCCATTCGAGCGTGAGCTGATCGCCACACTCGGCTGCACAGAAGCCGAATACCGCGCTTTCACCATTGAAGCAATGAGGCGGTCGCGGGTGCGCCCGGCTGAATATGACCACATTCCAGACATTCGGAATGGTGCAATTGTTGTTCCACTTTTAATCAGTCTCGCCGTTGGCTTGGTAACCAGCGCCATCAGTTATCTGCTGATGCCCAAACCAAAGCCCCCCGCCGCTGATCGCCGGCAGCAGCAAACACTAGACAGCATTTCAGGCTCGTCACGATTCTCTCCTACAACTGGCTTTGATTCCCGCGCTGATCTAGCAAATTACGGCGATCCTATCCCCATCGTTTTTGGTCGGTACACCGGCACTAGTGGCGGCATACTTGTCAGCCCCAAGTTGGCATGGAGTCGCATGTTTAGTTACGGCACCCAGCAGGGTGTCAAAATGCTATTTGTTGTTGGCGAACAAGGATATTCATTTGGTGGCACATACGACGGCATCTTACCGCCAGACCTAGAAGGGATTTTTCTAGGTAATGGTGCGTTGGATATTATCTATCAAAATACGTTTGCCTTCTATTGGAAGCGCAATACTACGGCGTCTGGCTTCAGTCGCATTAAAGGACAAAATCTTCTGTACGGCACTCGCGGCACTGGTGCTACTGGCGACCCGCAAAATCAAGAGGATGTTTTTAGTTGCCCCACTCGCGTCAGCGAAGTGGACACAGGTTTCAGCTCAGCACATAGCCTCAGTAATAGTTCTGAATTTGGCTGCTACGCGCCCATTGCTAATGGCACTGGTTACCGCGTCAATTGGGCTATCGTCCCCGCCACACGCGACCGCGACGGCATCGTAAACGATCCTGGCAACACTCAACTTCTGCAACGAGTAAAAATTGCGGGCAATGGCGACGAAACATACAATGATGTTCAAATACGTGCCTTGGGGATGCCTGGCACTGGGCGCAACTATAGCCGTCGCATGGGAATCGTTTCGCATAATGGCACTACTGTGGTTGATACCAAAGGCGGCGAAGAACGCACAGTGTCAATTGGAGACACCATACAATTTGTCATTTCAAAGCAGCAATTAGCCGCTAGCTACTATGCAGCAGGCAATGTAAAGATAGAAGACATCAACAGTGCATTAAACGAAGAACGCATTGCCGCTGATGGCGCGTTGCAAGTGGGCGAGCTATTTATGATTGCTCGCACGGTATGGCAAGTAACATCACGCAGCCTCCCTCTGTGGCGCCCTGAAGATAACCAAGATCAAATTATTTCGTTGAAATGTATTGACATTGTAGGGCGCAATGTTATTGGCATTGTCTCTTATGCCACGCTAGTACGCGATTATTTAACAGACTTTGAAAACAGCACGTATTTTATTGGTCCAAGCTACTACCCGCTGCTGCGCGTCAACTTTGCCACGGTGCGCAATACTCGCGCTTGTGACGTAACTGAAATTGGTCTACGCAGCAAGGTATTCCAAAGTGCCAATGGAATTTGCAATTTTCAATCGCTACCTTCACCGCAAGAGCTATACATTGCAGAACTAAATGAAGTAACACTGCAGAGTGGCACTACCACGCTATACGTCCGTCGCGCATCAGCTTTTACCATATTTGTTAGGCCTGCGGGCGTTGATGCCGATGGCAGAGCATTTGCGTGGACAGACTTGCCTATTCGCTTCGTCGTGGTAGGCAATGAGCCAGTAGACCAGTTTAACTTCATTCGTTTTAATCATCCAGCCACAAAGCAGTTTGAATATAAATTTATCCCTAAAAATGGCGCAGACATGCGCAACTCTAGTAATAGTGCTGAATTTTGGCAGCTCAATGCAAACGCGGGTAGCTCGCAATTGCGGCAGAATTTAGACACAATTTACGGACGTTTTGTTGTCACTGCGCCAGCCACTCGCGTATTTAAGACACAGTTACAGCAAAACATTGAATTCCTGAATCAACCCACAACAGGCGGCGCCGGCTTCATTTTGCCGACATATCCAAGTGTTGTATCACCAATTAAAAACTACCCAGAAGAAGAGGCAAATCGTCCGCTTGTAACCAGTGTTACCTATCAAGGCGTTGAAGCTATTCCTAGCACCGTAACTGACGGCAAAATGGCTTCATTTGCCTGGGAGATATTTGGTTCGGCAGTCACATCATCAGTGCCAGATGGCGGCACCACCACGGCACTAGCAGTTGAAGTGGTTGGCACTCGCACGGTCACGATGCGTTATACAGCTCGTAAAAACGCAAGGATTGGGCATTACAGCGGCCAAACCTTCACTTGGACCATTGAGCAATTTGAGGTGATTTCAGCCACGGGAAGCTGGACGGAAGGAGAAGTTTTTCGTGCTGCACGAAATACCAGCGCCTCCAATCCATTTCGCAACGCACCAGGCGGCACTATCACTTCCAGCGGTGTGATTCTGGTGGTATCAGGCATTCGCATACTTACTGAGGTGCAAGGCCGCGAGCAGGCCCTATACGAGGAGTTCTTTGGTCCCGCACGGGCAGTCCCAGTGGGTACTAAGGCAACATACGCCTTAACCTATACGGAAGGTCCCAAGATCATCAATATGGTCTTGAGCTCCACTAGTTATTCCAATCCCTTGCATTGGTCGGGGGCTAATTTGCTATGGGGGGCGCCCACTATTACGGTGCTAGACACGTCCGCACTAGGAGTGTGGAAAGTAGGCGATGTATTTGACGTTTTTGAAGTGGTTAGCAATGGCAATCCTTTTAGAACAGCAGGTAGCACAGTCGGAGTGCAATATCAAGTGACAGCATTAGCAGTTGCCACACTTCCCCCAGGGCTGATCAATGCAGCCCGTGCATTTGAAGGATCAAGCCAATTTGCCGATCTTAGTTTCTACGGCAACTTGCTGGAAAAATCTAACAATAGCGCCCCGGAACATGCAGTTGCCTATGTCAATGAAATAGTAGCCAACGAACTGGTGCCCACGTATGAATATATGACCATTGCAGGCTTGTCATTAAAGTCAAGTCGTAATTTTACGACCTTGGATCAATTGCATTTCTGGTTGAGAAGTGGCTGCCCAGTTAAACGCTTCCACCCTGATGATGGCAATACCATCGGACCAAGCAATT